ACAGGTCAGTACAACGCATCGCTGGGCATGGGTTCCAACGAGCGTTCGGGCAAGGCTATCTTGGCCCGCCAGCGCGAAGGCGATGTCGGCACATACCACTACGGCGACAACTTGTCCCGTGGCGTGCGCCATGTGGCCCGTCAACTGGTCGATCTGATCCCCAAAATCTACGACACGCAGCGCATCGCTCGAATCATTGGCGAAGACGGCGAAACGAAGATGATCAAGATCAACCCTGATCAGCCCGAGCCGGTCAATCAAATCGTGAACGAAGAAGGCATCGTGATCGAGAAGATTTACAACCCCGGCGTTGGCAAGTATGACGTTGTGGCGATCACTGGCCCCGGCTACGCCACCAAGCGCCAAGAGGCACTTGAGGCAATGGCTCAGTTGCTGCAAGGCAACCCGCAGTTGTGGCAAGTGGCGGGTGATTTGTTCGTCAAGAACATGGACTGGCCCGGTGCCCAAGAGATGTCCAAGCGTTTTGCCAAGACCATCGACCCCAAAATCATGGCCGACGACGACAAATCGCCAGAATTGCAGGCCGCAGAGATGCAGATTCAGGCAATGGGTCAGGAAATGGAGCAAATGCACCAAATGATCCAAAATGTGGGCAAATCCATTGAGATGCAGGACTTGGCACGCAAGGATTACGAGGCCGAAATCAAGGCATATGCCGCCGAAACACAGCGAATTTCCGCTGTTCAGGCCAGTATGAGTCCCGAGCAGATTCAAGACATCGTGATGGGTACAATTGCCGCAGCTTTGGACACTGGCGACTTGGTTGCTGGTGCTCCCGAGCCTCGGGAAATGCCTGAAATGGGGATTCAACAATGAACGCCGCTGATTTTGTAGGAACGCTGTTTCTGGCGCGGGATGTGACCCATTCCGTGCATCTGAACACCCGTAGCTTTTCCAAGCACTCGGCCCTACAATCGTTCTACGACGAGGTGGTTGAGTTGGCCGACAAGTTTGCCGAGGCTTACCAAGGTCGGCACGGTTTGATTGGCCCCATCAGCCTGATGAGCGCCAAAAAGACCAACAACGTGGTTGAATTTTTGACCGATTCGATGAACGAGATTGAAAAGTGCAGGTACGAAGTGTGCGACAAGACCGACACTCCGATCCAAAACATCATTGATGAAATCGTTGGTCTGTACCTGTCAACGCTCTACAAACTCCGCTTTCTTGCATAAGGATCATCATGGCTAACTACACCGCTATCACCGCCACCACCCAGATCAAACGGGACGCTGGCAAACTCCGTGGCATCTTTGTCAGTTCTGCGTCCAGCACGCCAACGATCACGGTTTATGATTCGTATTCGTCCAGCACGTCAGACCCTGTGGTTTTGGCAACCTTCACGCCAACGGCTAACACGAATCACAACTTCGTTGAAGGTTTGTACACCAACAAAGGCATCTATGTCGTGATTGGTGGCACTGTCTCTGCAACCGTTTACTACGATTAAACTATGGCAAACGTCAAAATTTCCCAGCTCCCATCGGCAACAACCCCACTGGGGGGCACGGAAGTTTTGCCGATTGTCCAAGGTACTACGACCAAAAAAGTCACAGTCAATGAACTGCGCTCAACTGCGGTCACTGCTGTCACCGGCACTGCGCCCGTGGTGTCATCGGGCGGCACAACCCCGGCCATCAGCATGGCTGCGGCCACCAGTTCGGTTAACGGCTACCTGACCTCGACCGACTGGACCACGTTCAACAACAAAGGTTCTGGCTCCGTGACCGGCGTGACGGCCACTTCACCCGTGGTGTCTAGCGGCGGCGCAGCACCTGTAATCAGTATGCCAGCGGCGACTAGTTCAGTTAATGGCTATCTGACTTCGGCTGACTGGACTACGTTTAACGCCAAGCAGCCTGCTGGTTCGTACCTGACCAGCGGTGGCCCTTTGGGCACCCCGTCTTCTGGTACGGCCACTAACCTGACCGGCTTGCCCCTGACCACTGGCGTAACAGGCATCTTGCCAGTCGCCAATGGCGGCAACGGCACGGCCACACCCTCGCTGGTAGCCGGTACAAACGTCACGATTTCAGGTAGCTGGCCCAACCAAACCATCAACTCAACTGGTGGTGGGTCAGGCACAGTGACTTCTGTGGCTACTGGCACTGGTTTGACTGGTGGCCCGATCACTACAAGCGGCACAGTTTCGTTAGCAAACACTGCGGTAACTGCTGGCACATACACTGCTGCCAACATTACCGTGGACGCTCAAGGCCGTATCACAGCAGCGGCCAACGGTAGCGGTGGTGGCGGCGGTACAGTGACCTCTGTGGCTGCAACCGTGCCGTCATTCTTGTCGGTTACTGGCTCGCCCATCACGACTGCTGGCACATTGGCAATTACCTACAGCGGCACGGCTCTGCCAATCGCCAACGGCGGTACAGGCCAAACAACTGCTGCTGCGGCCATCACAGCGTTGACCGGCAGCCAAACTGCTGGGCAGTACCTGCGCTCTGACGGCACAAACGCTGCACTGGCAACGATCCAAGCCGCTGATGTACCCACGTTAAACCAAAACACGACTGGAACTGCGGCTAACATCACCGCAAGCAGCAACTCAACACTCACAACCCTCAGTGCGTTGAGCCTGCCAGGCTCTCAGGTCAGCGGCAACATTTCAGGCAACGCTGCCAACGTCACTGGCGTTGTGGCATTTGCCAACGGTGGTACGAGTCAGACGACTGCGGCTGCGGCTATTACAGCCCTGACTGGCGCACAAACCAGTGCGTACTATCTGCGCTCTAACGGCACAAACGCCACATTGTCAGCCATTTCTGCGGCTGATTTGACAGGCGTTGTGGCATTTGCCAATGGCGGCACGGGGGAAACCACTCGCCAAGCTGCAATGGACGCTCTGGCAGGGGCGGTAACGTCAGGACAGTATCTGCGGGGCAATGGTACGGATGTAATCATGGCAGCGATCCAAGCTGCGGATGTGCCAACGCTGAACCAGAACACCACAGGTACAGCAGCCAACGTGACCGGGACTGTGGCTGTTGCCAACGGTGGTACTGGCGTTACCACATCCACAGGTTCTGGCAACAACGTGTTGTCAACATCTCCAACTTTGGTTACCCCCATTTTGGGTACACCAACCTCTGGCACTTTAAGTAACTGTACGGTAGATGGAACCAACTCCGTTGGTTATCTGAACATCCCACAGAACAGCCAAAGCGCGGCATACACGCTGGTTGCAGCCGATGCAGGCAAGCACATCTTCCACCCATCAACAGACGCTAACGCACGCACGTTCACAATTCCAGCCAATAGCAGCGTGGCTTACCCAATCGGCACGGCCATCACGTTTGTAAACATGACAAGCCAAGTGGTAACGATTGCCATCACCTCTGACACGTTGACGCTTTCTTCTGCGGGTACATCTGGCTCACGCAGCTTGGCGCAGTACGGCTCTGCTACAGCCCTGAAGATCGGGGCTACGCAATGGCTCATTTCTGGAAGTGGTTTGACATGAGTGGCGCACTTCAAGCTGTATACCAAAACCAACGTGCATTTGGCGCGTCAACATATGCTGTTGAATACCTTGTCATCGCTGGTGGTGGGTCTGGGGGTAATCGGGGCGGCGGCGGTGGCGGTGCAGGCGGTTATCGCACGGCATCGGGCTTTTCACTTACGCCAGCAACTGCGTACACGGTAACTGTCGGATCAGGAGGTTCTTCCGCATCTTTTGGCGTTGGCACATCGGGCAACAACTCTGTTTTTAGTACGATTACCTCTACCGGGGGTGGTAGAGGTGGTGCAAGTTATAGCGGCGGCGGGTCAGCAACTGGCGGCTCTGGAGGTGGCGGCGGCGGTGATGGAGGGTCAGCACCAAGTGGAGGCGCAGCAGGAACTTCAGGGCAAGGAAACGCTGGGGGTAACTATAGTGGTGAATCCGGTGGTGGCGGTGGTGGCGCTGGAGCCGTTGGAGGCGCGGCCAGCTCAACTACAGGTGGCAATGGCGGGGCGGGTTCTGCATCCAGCATTAATGGAACGTCAACGACTAGAGCTGGAGGTGGCGGCGGCGGGGGCCAATCCACCGCCGGGTCCGGCGGGGCCGGTGGTGGCGGCAATGGGGCCACAGGTTTCTATGTGAACGGGTCAAGCGGAACTGTTAATACTGGTGGAGGCGGTGGGGGCACCGAGTCCGGATACAATTTTTGTTGTGGTATCGGTTACGTTGGCGGTAACGGAGGCTCTGGTATTGTGATTATTCGCTACTCAGGCTCTCAGCGAGGCACCGGTGGCACAGTCACATCATCTGGTGGATTCACCATCCACACCTTTACATCTTCTGGGACGTATACAGCATGAGCCAGTTTGCCCAAATAGACGAGAACAACATTGTCCGTCAAGTGCTGGTCATTGACCAAGCTGAGATTGACACAGGCAACTGGGGCGACCCTGCCAGCTTTGTGCAAACCAGCTACAACACACGGGGTGGCATCTACTACATCCCTAATACCAACACGCCTGACCCAGACCAGTCCAAAGCCTTGCACAAAAACTTTGCTGGGGTTAATTTTTCTTGGGACGGTATTGGTTTTGCCCCTCCAAAACCAGAAGAATACCCGGATTGGGTGTTGAATAGTTTTTCGTATTTGTGGGGGCCAAGTACCAATGATCCCGGAAGTGAACCTGATGTTATTGGGTAAACCACTTGAAAATCTTGGTGCCCTTCGGGGCATCATGTACGACTTTGAAAAGTCGGGTGATGTTTTGCCAAAACACAATCACATTGAGTCCGATGTCCATATCACCATTGTGGCGCGGGGAAGGCTTAAAGCATATTCACATGATTGGGAACTAGAGGCTACCGCAGGTCAACTTCTAAATTTTCGACCTGGTGAGCCACACGAGCTTATGGCTTTGGAAGACAATACGCGCATCTTCAACATTATCAAAAACCCTGACTTGACTGTTTTGGTTAAGTTAATGGATTACCAACAGGAATAAACATGACTACCAAAACTTGGTCTATTGAGCAAATGCAGTGCTTTCCCAGCATCGACGGCAAGCAAAATGTCGTCTATGTGTTCAACTGGCTATTGACAGCCACGGGAAATGGCAATACTGTTCATATATACAATACGGCAAACCTTGAGTACACCTCGGGTTCGCCGTATACTGAGTACGCAGATTTGACCCCCGAGCAGGTGCTTGGTTGGGTTAAAGACGCGCTCGGTAACGAGCAAGTGCGTGCCTACGAAGTCGAAGCCGATGAGCTTTTGGCTAAGAAAGCCGCACCTCAACTGGCAACGCCGGGTCTGCCTTGGGCAAATCAGGAATACGTGCCAATCAAACTGTACTGATGCAGTCCATCAGGGATTCTTATGAATCGAAAACATGACTGAAGAAGTCCAAGCCCTAGCGGAAGTAGACTCCGCGCCAACCACGGATGTGACGGCCACACCTGAAGTTGTTGAAAGTACGCCGGAAGTCGCTGATACCGCAACCGAAACTACCGCGAGTAAAACCTTTACTCAGGAAGAATTGGATGCAGCCATCGGCAAACGCCTCGCAAGAGAGCAACGTAAGTGGGAACGAGAGCAGGCACAAAGACAGGCGGAAACGCAAGTCTTGAAAGCAGCACCAACGGCCACCGTTGACCAGTTTGAGTCTCCTGAAGCCTATGCGGAAGCACTGGCCCTCCAGAAAGCCGAAGAACTGATCGCCAAACGGGAAGCCGCCAAGCAGCAATCAGCCGTTCTTGAGAGCTATCAAGAGCGTGAAGAAGCAGCGCGGGACAAGTACGATGACTTCGAGCAAGTCGCCTACAACCCCAAGCTACCAATCACCAACGTGATGGCCGAAACGATCCAGTCTTCCGACATTGGACCTGAGTTAGCGTACTACCTCGGCTCCAACCCAAAAGAAGCAGATCGCATCTCACGCATGACGCCACTCGGTCAGGCGAAGGAAATCGGGAAGATCGAAGCCAAACTGGCCGCTGAACCTCCCGTAAAACGAACCACATCTGCACCTGCACCGATTTCACCTGTTACGGCGAGAGCCTCTGGCGCTCCAGCTCACGACACTACGGACCCACGGTCTATCAAGACCATGACAGCCTCGCAGTGGATTGAAGCTGAACGCGCTCGGCAGATGAAGAAGATGCAAGCACAGATGATCCGCTAGGTCAACTCGTAATCTGAAAAGTTCTTAGATTTGCAGCGTTGGCGAAAGGTAGCTGGAGGAATTCCAGCAGCTCGAGCGCCAGCAGCAACAGAAGGATAGGGGATACCTTGAAAGCTACATTGAGTTTTGGGGCCGACAACAGCAAGAATTGCAGCTTTTTTGCTGCGCACATCTTCGCTGTCCGTCATGCCTGTGCGAAACTCACGCAGCTTTTGCCGAGCAGCTTCTGTTCGGGCGTATCTGCCAATCTGGCTCGATATGTCGTGATGTCTTTCCCCAAAGTGTTCTTTGGCAGTAACGCATTCAAGATTGTCGGCGCTGTTGTTTGTCTTGTCACCGTCAATGTGGTGGACTTGTTTAAGAGGGTCAAATTCCTCCAACCAACACGCCGCCACCACCCGATGCATAAGACGCTCTCTGCCCAGCATAAGGTATCCTTGTGTATGGGCGTGCGGCACGTAAGGCTGCAAATTTCTAAGAACTTTTCCGCAGCGCGAAACGGCGTAAAGATGGTCAAACATTCGGTATTCAATACCAGCCATCGTAAAGCTAATCATGTTGTGCCCTTTTGGGTGGTTGCGAAGACTTCATCTTACCATTGATATAAGGAAATGTCAAAATGTCCAATTCTATCCTGACCATTGATATGATCACAAGGAAGGCGCTCGAGATCCTCGAGAACAACCTTGTACTCACCCGCAACGTGAACCGCCAGTACGACGACAGCTTCGCTGTTGAAGGCGCCAAGATCGGTTCCACACTGCGTATCCGTTTGCCCGACCGCGCTCTGGTGACTGACGGTGCCGCCCTGCAAGTTCAGGACGACAACGAACAGTTCACCACTTTGACCGTTGCCAACCAAAAGCACATCGGCGTCAACTTCACATCCGCCGAATTGACCATGCAGTTGGACGACTTCGCTGAACGTGTGCTCAAGCCTCGTATTAGCCAGTTGGCCTCCAGCATCGACGCTGACGTTGCCAACGCATTCAAGACCATCGGTAACTCGGTCGGCACTCCTGGCACCACTCCTTCGACTTCTTTGGTGCTGTTGCAAGCCCAGCAGAAGCTGAACGAGAACGCTGCTGTGATGTCCCCACGTTACGCCACCGTGAACCCTGCTGCCAACGCCGGTCTGGTCGAAGGCATGAAAGGTCTGTTCAACCCCACCGACACCATCAGCAAGCAGTTCAAGAACGGCATGATGGGCACTGGCGTGCTGGGTTTTGACGAGATCAACATGTCTCAGTCCATCAAGCAGTTCACCACTGGTTCGCGTGACGCATCTGCCTCCACTGTGACCGCTGCTGCTGTGACCTCGGAAGGCGCGTCCACTCTGAGCCTGTCGCAAGCCTCGGTGACTACCACCATCAAGGCTGGCGATGTGTTCACTATCGCTGACTGCTACGCTGTCAACCCACAGACTCGCGAGACAACTGGTTCTTTGTTCCAGTTCGTGGCTTTGGCTGACTCCACTGCTGTTGCCGGTACATGGTCTGTGACCGTTGCTCCGATCTACTCGGCTTCCAACGCTCTGGCTACCGTGAACACTTTGCCCGGTAACAACAAAGCTGTGACCTTCATCGGCGCTGCTTCTACCTCCTACGCTCAGAACTTGGTGTACCACAAGGATGCCATCACCTTCGCAACAGCCGACTTGCTGCTGCCACAAGGTGTTGACATGGCTGCTCGTGCTGTTCACAACGGTATCAGCTTGCGCGTTGTTCGTCAGTACGACATCAACAACGACCGCCTGCCTTGCCGTATCGACGTTCTGTACGGCTACAACACCATCCGTCCACAGATGGCCTGCCGTATCTGGGGCTAAACCAAATGGGGCTTCGGCCCCGTTCTCGTATCAATTTTGAAAGGAAATTATCATGGCACTTCCAAACGGCGCAGGCGGTTACCAACTCGGTGACGGCAACACAGGCGAAGCTCAACTGTTCGTGCAAGGCGCTCCTACAGCGCTGACCGCAGCAGCAACTCTGACCGCTGCTCAACTGGCAAACGGTCTGTTCACATACACTGGCGCAGCCGTCAACTTGACACTGCCCACCGTGGCAGACTTGGAAGCTGGTATTTCCAGCGCGGCCAAAGTCAACGCAGCGTTTGACTTCAACATCATCAACATCGGTGGCACCAACGCCGCTACTGTTGTGGTGGGTACAGGCTGGACCATCGTTGGTACAGCCGCTGTGTCTGCCAACACATCCGCCCAGTTCCGCGCCCGTAAAACAGGTGACGGTACTTGGACGCTGTATCGCGTGGCCTAAACCATAAAACCCCTTCGGGGGTTTTTTAAGGACTCATCATGGCAAACAACAAACCTGTCGGCGTTGCATACGCTGATCCAGCCCTTGACAGCGCAACCTTTGCGCCCGTCACTGTTGCTCAATTGCCTGCCGCATCGACTGCTATTGCAGGAATGCGGATGGCTGTGAGCGATTCCAACGAAGCCTACGCTGCTGGCATTGGTGCCTCAGTTGCTGGCGGCGGCTCTAACGTCGTGCCGGTGTTCTGCAACGGCTCGGCTTGGCTTATCGGCTAAACCAAACGGGGTCTTCGGACCCCGTTCTCATCATGAACATTTACCTCCAACACCCCATTCATGGCCGAAAAATTGCATCAATGGAGGCGGAAGCCGAACATGATGAAAAATATGGCTGGGTGCGCTACAATCCCGACACGCCTTCAGAGCCTGAAGAAGCGGCTAACACGCTTGTGGTAAAGCGCAAATATACCCGTAAGGCTGAAACCGAAGGAGTCTGACATGGCAACGTACACCGCTGGCGATCAAATCAACAGGGCACTGCGATTGCTGGGTGTACTCGCAGAAGGCGAAACGCCGTCAGCCGAAACCTCTCAAGACGCCCTGATGGCGATGCAGCAGATGATCGATAGCTGGAATACAGAACGCCTGTCTGTGTTCTGCACGCAAGACCAAGTTTTCACATGGCCTGCTGGCCTTTTGAGCCGCACCCTCGGCCCCTCTGGTGACTTTGTGGGCAATCGCCCAGTTCTGTTCGATGACGCCACATACTTCAAAGCGCCCAACGGCGTGTCGTATGGCATCAAGTTCATCAACCAGCAGCAGTACGATGGCATCGCAGTCAAGACTGTGACCTCCACCTACCCGCAGGTCATCTTTGCCAACATGACGTTCCCCAACGTCGAGATGTTTATCTACCCTCGTCCCACACAGGACTTGGAGTGGCACTTCATATCGGTCCAAGAGCTGGCCAACCCGCCTAGTTTGGCGACTGTCTTGTACTTCCCACCCGGCTACCTGCGGGCGTTTACGTACAACCTGGCAATGGAAATTGCACCCGAGTTCGGCCTTGAGCCAAGCCCACAGGTGCAGCGCATCGCCATGACCAGCAAGCGCAATCTCAAGCGCATCAACAACCCTGACGATATTATGTCGATGCCGTACTCGCTGGTTGCGACACGTCAGCGGTTTAACGTCTACGCTGGTAACTACTAATGCACACGC